ATCAATTTTTTTGCTTTTAATTGCTTTTACGGAGTTTTTACATTACATATGTTTCTATTAAATCATCCTCGGCTAATTTAGCTTCATTTGGTTTATATATTTGTTCTATTGGATACAATGGTGAATATTTGCTTATCATCTCCATATGAGCTTCAGTAGTTGTTATGGTTTCATCTTGAGGGGATGATTTGGTTAATATTACACATTTATTACCATCTAATTTCTTACAGAATAATGCAAACATGTATAAATGTCTATCTTTTTGTATTTCATAAACAACTAAATCGCCTTTCTTAACATTTCTATTATCATCCAATATATAAGGTAACTCTGGTTCTTGTAATAATGTTCCAATCCTGTTGTGCATATAATTGGACATATATTTGCGTATATAATGCTCAATATTGGGTATTCTAGCAGTATTTATTTCATTGAATATAGCTGATAATAATGCAATTATATCTTCAGGTGGTTTAATTCCACCATAATTAGTAAAATCTTTTGAAAAATTATTTGGATCAACAACATTGGCAAAATTCTTTAATAATTTTTTATTTAATTTATCCTTATCCAGTTTTTTACCATCAGTCATGTAGATATCGCTATAGATTTTGTAAATTTTATTGTCATTTGTTTTTAATATAGTGTAATCTGCTCCAGGTATATCCTTGTAATTACTATCAATCATAACTAAATATCCATAATTAGGTACATAATAATCAATTCCATCTATTTTATATTTCCAATAACCTACAACATTTGCATCAGTTCTTAAATCTCGGATATAAATATTATTCATTATACTAAATTCAGTAAATGCAATTCTACGTTTATATAATACATAGCAAGCAGCCATTATTTGAAATATAACTGATCTCCATATTTCCGATTTATGATATCCTGTTGCAATCATTCTCTTAATTGGACCATTTTGTTCATAAGTTCTAGTTGCCCATGAAAATAAATTCATTGATGGTGCTTCAGTTAATGCTAATAAACATTTTCTACTTCCTTTATTAATATCAGATAAGGGACCTTTGGCAATACCATCTGCATATATATCTTTTGGATCAACATATGCTGGTAAACCATATTTATCTTTGTCTTGTAATGCACTATTTAAAGGTAATTTTTGATCCATTATTTGTTCTTGAACCTGTTTAGCAAGATCAGCTAAATAATCATCATTTAATTTTTTATTGAATTCTAATTGTCTTTCTTCTTCTCTTGGTTTGTAATCTCTGCCTTTATTTTTAATAAGTTTAAGTTTTTTGAAATCAATGCCACTATCGGGAGATATGAAATATGAATATAATGTTACGAAATTGGGACAAACTTTCTTTTTAATGACTTCTTCCCGTATATATTCATAATATGCAATTTCCCTCCACAAATCAAAATTTTGATAACCAATTGATTTAGTTAATTTGGCAATATTCAATTCACCAATTGTCATATCATATATTCGAATGTTTATTCCAATACTATTTTTAGCACACATTATTAGATTTGTTGATGGATCTAATCTAATTGGATAGCAAGATCTATATAATAACATATTATCCGGTAAGTCTATGTATGGATTAAGCCCAATTCTATCATTATGATATGGATTTAAATCCATCAATTTAATATAACTGAATATATTAAGCATGTCTTTTGGACCAGATTTATCTTCAGCCATACTTATATCTTCTCCATCCGATTGTTTAATTAATACTGAGCGAACAAAATTATACATCATCATTCGTTCTCCTAAACTGTTAAATGTATTGATAAAGTCAATTGGACCTGGTAACATATCTTCATAAATATTTGACATTTGCATGTGTCCACCTGCTGGTGTAGGCATATCTATTTTATATGATTTAATCACTGGAACATTATATGGTGTATATTGCCAAGGATACATTGGATTTGCCATTTGAGGATAATATGGATTGGGTATTGGTACATATGGTGATGGATAAACTACTCTACTAGCTGGCGGTGCTTGACCAGCTTTTAATAGCGAATCATTCACTTGAAATTGTATAAGTGGTTCATTTGGTTTTGGTTGTTTTATTTCTTTACTTCTTTTAATTTCCACTTCAGCCTGATCTTGCGTTTTGAAAGGAGTATTTTTGAGTGATTTTTCCTCAAAAGGTTGAACTATTTTACCATTTGATCCTCCTTGTTGCATTATTTGAGATAAATTATATTCATCCATTTGTTGCGGCATTTGCTGCATTTGCTGCATTTGTTGCGGCATTTGCTGCATTTGTTGCATTTGTGGCGGCATTTGTGGCATATTTAATTGATTAGCTAAATGATCAGGTATAGGACCATTATATCCCGGTGGTAATTGACCAATTATTTGGTTTACTTGTTCAGGATGATAATTTGGTTGTGGCATCATTCCGGGAGGCATATAATTTGATTTAATTCCCTGTATTTGTTCTGGACTAGTATAAGGAATACCTAATGGGATTGAGTTCATTATATTATTACCTAACATATTATTTTTTTTTACTATATCATTTTTCGTTTCATCAATGAGTCTGTCAATAAATGGACTATCTGAACTATCTTCATTTTTTACATCTTTAGATTTACTTGAGCCGATTTGATCATCATCTGATTTAACTCTAAATATTTTTTCCAACTTACCAGCTATCCTTCGTTTTCCTTGAATATTATCTTGTGAATCATTCAATGGATTTTCAACTACATCTTCAGGTAACTCATCATATTTACTTTTTTCTTCAGGTTGTTTATCTTCATCCTCGATACTAGGTTCTTGTTCGAATGATTCTTTCTTTGGTACAGTTTCAATCTTTTTAGTTATTAAATCCTTAAAAAATTTATTGGATTTTATTATTTCATCAGGTAAAACGAATTCATTATCTAAATACTTATCATTTCCTCTCATTTTTTCAGGAAATACATCATCAATAAATTCTTTTAATTTATCATCTGATTTAATGTAATTGAATATTTTTTTCATAAAATAATTGAAATCATAATATCGATTCATTTTTTTCATTTTGGCATCCAATGATTTATTATCAACGAATCCATCAATAACTGATTTATAAAAATTACCTATTTTTATAGTGAAACCAACATTTGGAATATCGAAAATTGTTCCATTCAAATTATATTTAACTTTTTCATCATTCTCTGTCCTTTGATATACATATATATTATTTAGATCTAAGTCATTATGTCTAAAAGTTGGATATTTCTTTTGAATTATGGCGAGAGAAAATAATACTTGGAATAATAAAATTTTCCAATGCATTGTTTTCATCTTTTCTGAATTATTTTTTAAATAATTATCCAAAGAACACATCTTATAATAATGTTCCCTTATTTCTACTGAAATATAACCATCTTTTAATTCCTTTAATTCCGGCATAGTTTTAATAAAATCATCCAAATCCCCTTTCTCAATATCAATATTCAATATCGGCAAAACAACATTATTAAATTCCCTTGTAACAACCATCTCGCTCAATACAAATGATATGATTTTAGAAACATTTTCCCATCTCGTCAAATCATCCAGTGCTCCATCCTTATTATAATTATAAAGAAATACAGAAGATGGGTATGATGCATCAGAATATCTTTTAAGCTCATAAACCCCATTTATATTATCAACAAATTTAAATTTATTATCAGTAAAAATATTTTTAATATATTGTTTTACTTTATTAGTTCTTTTAATATTATCCTGTGTAATATCATTTTTACCAATATATTTGACCATGTAACACTTTTCTTTATTGTCCATATAAACAAAGTCGTATAACATTGTAATTAAATAATCTAGATCATCATACTTGTCAACCATAGTAATATATAATATAATCACATTTTTATTTTTTATGTATCAAATCCACCAAATATTGTTTCATTTTTTATCATTTTATTAGCAAACAATATAAAACAAATATAACCTGTAAGATTATAATCATCTCCAAATTTATTCTTATGTGAAGGTATTTTTATTTTCTTAATATTTATATTCACATCAGCAATCATTTTACATGTTTGCCATAGATCAAAATGTATATTCTTACAGTATTTAAATATTTTCTCATAAGAATCTGCTTTTAATAATTTTAATAAAAATTAACTCTTATAATGTTCTAATGTTCTTGCACTTGGATCAGTAGTATTTGACCATTTTGGCATCCAAAAATATGGAATCACCTTACAATTGTTATCACCGAAATATTCACAGAACTTTTTACGGTAGTAATATGCTTCTTTAGTTTTAGGAGGACAATGTGTATACTTTAATTTATTAGTTTCAAATTCATCATCTGTAATTAATTTATTAATATGATCCTGAATAATTTGAAACCATGATTTTTCGTGAGATGATACTGCATCACTAAGTGCTTCTTTTTTTCTATTGTTAACATCAATTGGGAGCAATCCTGTTTTTTCAAATGCTTTTCTAAATAAATATTTCTCTAATCCATTAGTAACCATTCTGTATTTTGGGTCAATTGACAAATAAAAGTTCAAGAATTCAGGATCCAAAAATGGTATTCTAACTTCTAATCCATTATATGCCATAGCTCTATCAACTCTCAGCCCATCAAATCTATGAATATCTTTCACCAATTTAACATTTTCCTCATGCATTTCTTGAGGAGATGGTGCTTTATGGAAGTATAAATATCCAGATGCTAGTTCATCTGAACCTTCTCCAGTCAAAATTACTTTTACATCAGTATTTTGATTAATTTTACGCCCAACAAGAAATTGCCATACACTTGCTCTAACTGTTGTAATATCAAATGATTCAATTGCATAAATTGTTTCATCAATTGCATCTAATGCTTCATCCATACTAATTTCAAAAATTGTATGATCGGATTTAATATGTTCAGCTACCATTTTAGCATAAGGTATATCGGTACCTCCTTCCATGCCAATAGTGTAGGTCTTTAATTTATTGAAACTCCTTGCTGCAACTGCTGATACAATAGAACTATCCAATCCACCAGATAATAAACATCCTAGTGGTCTATCCGCAATCATTCTTTTATTAACACAGTTTGTAAATCGTTTTACTATCTCATTATATATAGTATCTAATGGCAAATCCATTTGTTGATATATATAATTGTAATATGATGTAAACTCAACATTGCCGTCATATTTCATATAATGACCAGGTGGAAAAACATCCACTGTTGATACTATATCAACTAATCCTTTCATTTCAGATGATAATCCCAAATAATTTTCTTTATCAAATGCATAAAATAGAGGACGAACACCAATAGAATCTCGTCCTGCATAAATAGTATATTGATGATCAATAATATCAATAATTGTAAATGCAAATTCGCCATCTAACATTCTAATCATAACATCAATACCATATTTCATATATAAACATAATATAACTTCACAATCTGATTTAGATTTAACATTTAAATCATATTTTTTTATTAACTCCATAAAATTATAAATTTCACCATTGCATAATAAATATACTTTCCTATCCCATTTTTTATCCTTGAATGGCTGATCCCCCAAATGCGATGGATCCATTATCGCCAATCTATGAAATCCAATATATACTTCTTCATTTAATTGTTTAAATACACTATTGTCTGGTCCACGTTTTTGAATTTTATTAAACGCCGCCTCTATTTTCTTAAGAGAGGGTTTAGTTTTGGTGACGAATGCCCAGATGCCACACATGATATGATCTAATAAATTAAATAGTGTTTGTAATAATAAAATATATCAATTTTTTGATGACCCTTGATGGTATATCAATTTTTTATAGCATCCATAACTTTTCTATTTTTATACATTATATCCATTGTACTATTTATAAATGGTTCCAAATGAATTATACATCTTTTACCTTCAGATGCTCTATGACCATATTTAGATGCTAATTCCACTATTTGATTTTTAACTTTATTATTATATGGTATTTGATCTAATAATTGTTTAACTAATTCTTGTAATATATCAATACCAGTGATATTAGTTATAAATTTATTATATAATATTTCTCTCATAGTAGTAACATGTTCTTCAGTAATTCCTTTAACTACAGCATGTCTCATACATTTAACTATTTTTCCGATAACTAATTTCCAATTTAATTCGTGTTGTATACCTAATACTTTTAATTCTAATAACCATATAGCTTTTTTAATATTATTATCACATGATCCAATTATATCAATATAATCTTTCATATCAAATTGTTTTTTCTCATTTGCTGCAATATTCATTAATACTTCAATAATTTCATATTTACTAGGAGATGGTAGTCTTATTTGTAAACATCTACTTCTTAATGGTTCAATAATTTTAGATATTTGATATCCACATAATATGAATTTACATGTACTTACATATTTTTCCATTATTCTACGAAGCGCTGCTTGAGCATAATATGATAGATTGTCAACATTGTTTATCAAAACTACCTTAAATTTGACATTGTTATCAAGAATCCCTAATTTACATTGTTTCGCATAATTCACCACTATCTCTCCAATTAGATATTTATCAAACCCAGTATTTTTTGGTTCTATAATTATATGATATTTGCTTTGTTCTATAGTTTCTTGAGTCTCAGTTGTACCATATCCTATAATAGAATAAGTTATATTTTTTGTTTTTATAGCATCATTTCCATAGATTCGGCGGAGAAGCATATTAATTAATGTTTTTTTACCACTTCCATAATTTCCATAAACTAATAAATGTGGTAAATTATCGAAATCATTTTTTGAATTTTCAATTGAATCATATAATGAATTTATGTTTAATATTTTTTTATAGATTTCTTTATGAAATATTACGTCTTGTAGATTTTTAACTCTATATTTATCGATAAGAAACATATCTAATAATTATAATATTTTATTTTTTAAGTAAATAAATCATCAATTTTTGATAAAAAAATTGATTATTTTTAGTACTTACATAGTTATTCATTGATATAATATATGGATCCTAAATCATATAGAATAAATGTTTGGAAAGATACTTATAGTAAACAAAAAAATTATCCATTCCATAATTCAACCAAATTTAATTTTGATGAATTAGCTATTGAATCTGATGTTAATTATGAAACAAAAATAATTATCGAAAATATTGATACTATTGATGGTGCTTTAAAATTATTACAAAGTGGTTTAAATCCACTAGTTCTCAATATGGCCAGTATAACAAATCCAGGAGGTGGAGTTCGTAATGGTGCTAGTGCTCAAGAAGAAGTTCTTTTTAGAAGATCGAATTATGATTTAACATTAAATAAATCATTTTATCCGCTGAAATATAATGAAGTTGTATATAGTCCAAAAGTAGTTATATTTAAGGATTCTCAATATAAAATGATCGAACCATTCACATTAGATTTCATAGCATGTGCTGCTCTTAAAAATCCACCAACATTTAATGGTAAATATAATGTGAATGATTATAATATTATGAAAAATAAAATAAAAATGATATTCAATTTAGCACTGAAAACAAATCATGATAGTGTTGTAGTAGGAGCACTAGGATGCGGAGCATATCATAATCCCCCGGAGGAAGTTATCAAGATATATAATGAAATAATAGAGGAAAATCGTGGTAAGTTTAAGGTTATATATTTTGCGATTTTATCTCATAAGGATAATAATTTTGAATTGTTTCGTAAAGGAATTAAATTATAAAAAATTTATATGATGTTAATTATATGAAGAAGTTCTATTACGGAGCTCACTACTCTATAGTTCCATCTATAATTAATTCATTAAAAACTCTAAAGTCGGATGGAGGGAATATTTTACAAATATTTATATCCAATCCACAAGGAAAAGGTATAAAAGACAGATCCAATGATGAAATTAATGAAATTAAATCATACATGAAAAAGAATAATATACAATTAGTATTTCATTCTCCATATGTATTAAATTTTGCTAATCCATTTAATCCAGATAGTTGGTGGATTAAACAATTAATAAAAGAATTGAGTTATGTATCTAAAATGGGTGCAATAGGCACAGTTATTCATTTTGGTAAATCTAAAGAATTAAGTCGAGAGGAGGGTATAGAGAATATGTATAATTCATTAGTTTATGTTATTGATAATTCATCAAAAGATAGCAGAATAATATTAGAAACTTCAGCGGGACAAGGAACAGAATTATGTTATAGACTAGATGAATTTAAATTATTTTTTGATAAATTTGATATATTTCAAAAAGATAGATTAGGTATTTGTATAGATACATGTCATATTTTTGCAGCTGGATATGATATTAGATCTAAAAGTAAGGCAAAAAGTTATTTAAAGGAATTTGATAAATATATTGGTTTAAGATATGTTAAACTAATACAATTAAATGATAGCGCAATGCAATTAGGATCGAGAGTGGATAGACATGAAAATTTGGGTAATGGATTTATTGGGAAAAAGGGTATAAATTATTTTATTGAATTTGCATATAAAAATAGGATACCGATTGTATTGGAAACTCCATTAAATGAAAATATTGATGAAATAAAATATATCAAAAATGTTATAAAATCAATACGCCGGTAAAACATCTACAAATTTATATTTGATAGGTAATCCAGGTATTGGAACTTCATCGCCATCATGTACTTTATTACCAGGAAAATCCCAAGCATGTTGATTAGTATCTTTAATTTCCACAAGAACATCATTAATATAGGTAAAATATTTGTAACTATTTCTTCTTGGAACTATTTGTTGTTCATATAATACTAATTTTTTAGGAATATTTGGTACACTATCATCAGTTGGAACCAATATTCCCAATTTATTGACACCAGGCATAATTAGTCTATTTGAATAATCTGGATTGAAAGCAGTATATCGTGGGAATGTTTGAAGATTATTGAAATATTGATAATTATTGGACATTGCTACATCCATTGAAAATAAACTTACTGTTACTTCAGTTCCATCCGGCATACTTATTTTTTCTCCATCGGATAATTGATCAGTATCTAATTGTAAGAAAGTGGGGTCTTCTAATTTTTTATCTTTAGCAACTTTATCAGATGCAGTATTAATATCAGCTATTCCTTTTTCGGAATAAAAATATTCATATCTACCGCGCCCAGTATTGAAACGACTGTATAAGGAATACATTTTTTGATTTGGTTCAATTGCATATAACGAACCAACTAATACGAGGGGAGCTTCACTTTGATGTAAAAAGTATTGACAATTGAATGAATTGCATCCATATTTTTCACAACATTTAAGATAATCGTATTGTTGATTCCATTTTAAGCCATAAAATGATTCTTTAGTATTAGGGAAATAATAAATATATAGTAAATGAATAACAAGTATAATAACGATTATTATTAATAATGTTTTTCCAGTAATTTTATCCATTATATAATTTACATTATATAAAATATTTAGGGCACAAAAATTTTCTAATAGTATATATATAATGGATAAAATTTCTCTTGCAAATCTAGACTTCGGTGGACTCAAAAGTCACGCATCAACCGATGCATGGCTAAGCTGGGAAGTATGCTGTGGTGGTGTTTGTTTAATCATCTTGATCCTAATCATTCTATGGCTTGTATGGAAATGGTATAAGGCATCGCAACAGAAATCAGCTACAGTAGTTGCTGCTCCTGCCGCTAGTTCATAAATATAAATTTAATTTATTACATAATAGAAATAAATTAAATTACTTAGTTTTTTTTAGCTACTTTCTTGGTTATTTTTTTAGCTGGTTTCTTTGGTTTAATTACATACATTTCATTTATCATTTCAAACCATTTTTTGTATTCATCTACAAATTCATTTAATTCATTTTTCCACATATCTATTTCTTTCATCGATCTTATCATTTCTAATTCCTTTTCTTTATTATCATATTCCTCTTGTATTTCTTTTATTTTTTCTTCTGTTAATGAACTAATTGCCATATTTAATAGATAATTATATGATGGACCTTCTTTTTCTTTTCCTAATACGGGGAATTTTAATTTAGTTAATTGTTCTATGATATTTCCTTTGGATTTATTCAATACAATGATATTTTTCTTTATTGCAACACCTTCCACAAATAATTTTCGATATTTTAATATATCCAATTCTCGCAAAAATTTATCAATCATATATGCCTTTCTTTTAGTGTATAACATCAATCTAGTGTTATAAAACTCTTTAATTATCTCCAACGGCGTTCTGTATTTCTTGAGTTGCCCAGTCGAATCATATGCATACATATTTCCTGTTGATAATTTTTTTATTAATTTTAATTTTGCTATCAGATTATTAGTCATCATTAATCTAATTAATTTCTTATCAGAAAATTTTAATACAAAATTAACAGCGTAATCAGAATTATATTCCGCTTTCTCTAGGATTAATCCCGTTTTACTCTTCTTATCGTACATTAAAGGCTCTAATGAATTTTTATATGGTGTAGTCCATACTCCTACTGGTAATTCAGTTATAGCAACTGTATCTTCATCTATTTGATCACAAATACCAGATATTTCATATCTATTATCTTCGACTTTATTAATTGTTCCCTTAAAATGATGATACCACGGAACCATCTCTAACATTTCTTCACCATTCATTAATTTATATATATTATTAACTATATCCATTGGATTATAACATGGGATTTTTGTACTATAACCAGTTCCAATTCCTTCTGAACCATTTACAAGTAACATTGGAATGATAGGGAGATACCACTTTGGTTCTACTGGTGTTCCATCATCATCCAAGTATTCCAATATATCAAAATCATCCTTTCGATATATTTTATATGTCAATGGATTTAATTTAGTATGAATATATCTTGCACTCGCTGCATCTTTACCACCTTCCATTCTAGAACCGAACATTCCAATTGGCTCCAGTAAATTAATATTATTTGATCCAACAAAGTTTTGTGCTAAATTTATAATAGCTCCATGTAAGGATGCTTCACCATGATGATATCCACTGTATTCACTGACATATCCAGCAAATTGTGCAACTCTTATTTCTTCTACTAAATTACGTTTGAATGCACTATAAATTATTTTCCTTTGAGAAGGTTTTAATCCATCACAAATTGAGGGTATTGATCTTATATTATCACTGTTTGAAAAGTGTTTTAATTCCTTATGAATAAAATCAGGATATGTAATCGTTCTATTAACTGTATTATTTATATCATCTATATCATAATTAGATAACCATTTTTTACGATCATTTTCTTTCTTTTTTGCGAATGCTAATAATATAGCTTCATCATTTTCATCCCTTTCATTATCAGATTTCTTCCATATGAATTTAATCATTCTTTCCTTGAAATTTTCAAATGATTCTTTGGCCTCCGTTGCTGTATGAGTACCCAATCCCTTGTAATATTTAACATTCCACGTATGAGAATTTTCCGTTTCATTCTTCCATTTATTATAATCAGATAAATTATAAAATGGTAATATTTCTTTCCCCTTACTAACTTTCACAATCTCTGTCTGATATGTGTATATAAATTCATTGTCCTTCAATAATGATGGCCAAAAGAAATGTATAAAATTAACTAATAATCCCTTAATATGAAATCCATCCAAATCTTGATCTGTTAATATTATAATACCTCCATATCTTAATTGTTTTACATCAGTATATTCTACATTTTGTTTCAAGCCAAGAATTTGTTTGATATGTTTAATTTCCTCATTATTCATATATTTCTTTACTGGTTTATCTCTAACATTCAACAACTTTCCTTTCAATGGAAATATTCCAATATAATCACATCCATTAGGTATTACTGCTCTCCCACTCAATGCAAATGTTTTAGCACTATCTCCTTCCGTAAGAATCAAAAAACACATATTAGATTCTTTCCCACCTGCCTTATTTGCATCTTCTAATTTAGGTATTCCTCTTACACTAGTTTCTTTCTTACCATCAGTTGCCTTTAAAAACTTTAATTCTTCCTTGAATTTCGCAATATTAATAACTTGATCCAATATTCCAGTTTTAGATATTTTAGTTATTGTTCTTGCACTCAATTCACAGGATGAACCAAAATCGACGACTTTTGTTTTCATATAGTCTTTAATTTGACTATCAAATACTGGATTTTTAATAACAGCATCTACAAATATTACTAAATTATCTTTTACCTGAGCGGGTTTTACTGCAAGATCGGGATATTTTTTCTTAATTTGTAGATCTAATTGATTTAAGATATTATTTACAACATAATCTACATGAATTCCTCCCTTATAAGTACAAATTCCATTGACGAAAGATATTTGTTCAAATCCATTATCAGGTATATATATTACACCAACCCTCCAACGATCATTTGGTTCCTCGAAAATAATTTCCATTTTATATTCCTTTTCATTAGTAGAATCAGCATCACTCATTGGACTTGGTTCATCTTCTTCATCCGTTTCATCATTAGAATAATATAATTCAATATACTTTTTGAAATTTAATATATCTAATTTTTCATCATTAAAAAATACTTTAACTTTTTTCCTACAACATGCAGCTATATCAAATACTCTTTTATGAAATAATGATACAATATCATCAGACAATTCACTAATTCCAAATCGTTCTAAATCAGGTTTGAATCCAATTTTAGTATAAGATTTAGTATTGGTGGATACATCAGTTATTTTTGGTTTAGATCTTTCACTCATATTATTTTTGTATACCTGATAAAACTTTTTACTATTATTTGCATCAACTGTTTCAACAGTAAATTCAAGTGAATAGATATTTGCTAATTTCGCTCCTAAACCATTTCTTCCACCAGTTATTCGTTCTTCATTATCATCATAATTACTAGATGATCGTAAATCACCGAACAATAATTCTGGTATTAATAAATTATGTACTTTATGCACAACAATAGGTATTCCTTCTCCATTATTCCATATTTCTATTATTCCATTTTCCTTATCAATATTAACTTTTATTGTATCACAGGTTTCATCCACAAATGTCCTATCTCTAGCATTTAATAGTATTTCATCATAGATCTTATATAATCCAGGGACATATGTTATTTCCTTCTTAACCATCTTTTTTTCCTGTTTATCATATATCCACAATAATTCATTTTGCGGCTTGATATCCCCCACATAAGTATCGGGTCTTATTAAAACATGCTCTCTTTCATCGAGTTTTTGATATACTTCTTCCACTGTTTTTTCGTCTTGTTTCTTCGGTGATACTTTCTTCATGTTTTCCGTTAATTATAAATTATTCTTTAAGTAATTTATAATTATATGTTTTTTATTCAATTTTTTGTCGAAAAAATATAGCTATGTATATAGTTCAATTTTTTTTGATAATTTAATGTTTGCGAGAACCCTTACGAGATCCTTTACGAGAACCCTTGCGAGATCCTTTACGAGATCCCTTACGAGATCCTTTGCGAGATGCTTTACGAGCACCACCCCATGCCTTTTTAGATCCTTTGCGAGAACCTTTACGAGATTTTCTACTTTTAGATGATTTGCGTGATTTCTTTCGAGCACCGCCTTCCATAGATCGTCCAACTGAATTTAATCCACATGTACTTGGCATTCCACTATCTGACATTCTATATATTATTACAATAGATAAAAAATATTTCGTTAATATTTTATTTATAATATATGAACAAATTATAAATGTCTAATAGTGACAGTAATTTATTATATACAAATCGTTTTATAAATCCTAAAATAGGAACCCCAAATCCTAATATAAATGAAAACGTTGTTGTAAATAATATTCCGCAATATGGTGAAATTTATAATGGGCCAAAAATAATAGATAAATTAGTAGATACTACAACTACAAAACATTTATTATTAAATCCTGATTTTTTACCCAATAATCAAATATCAGTAAATAATCCTTATACTAATAAAAGTGTTGATATAAGTAATCCATATGAAAGAATAAATCGTGTTAATATCGATAGTCGTTTCAGAAATACAATACCAAAAAATATTCTAGGTTCATATGTTACATTACCAGCCAATCCCTTAACCTTTTTCCAAGATAGTCCTATATTACAAATATATCAACCTTTACATAATTTAGCTGTAGATGATAAAATAATTATTCAAAATGTTATTTCCACTGTTGTTGTACTAAAAAATCCACTAATTTTAACTACTAATAGTCCATATGTCCAAGTAAATCATCCAAATCATGGTATTACAACCGATGATCTTAAATACCAAACTTTTTATTTATTAATGTCAAATGTAGTTGGTAATAATGATAATGGAACTTATATTAATGAATTACCTGTAACATTATTTAATACAATACATCAAGTATATTTAACAATAAATAATAATGATGTCGTTAATCCAAATTATTATTTCATTATGCTACCTGTATCCTCCAAAGAAAATTATGCAGATACTGATGATAATGTAAATATCAGTTTCCTTAGTTTAGAAGGTGTACCATTAAATTATATTAATGCTAATTATCCTCTAAATCAAAATCAATTATCAGGTTATCAAATAGTTAGTAATATTATTGATGCAAATAATTATCAAGTCGTTCTACAAACGCCAGGAGTTAGAAATATATCAGGTGTTGGGGGACCATCAGTTATAATTAATGTAGTTTCAGATGTAGAAGATGGTTTTCCAGATCCCAATAACTATCAAATTAGTTTAAGAAAAACATTATATAACGTTAAGAGGATGAATCTAATAAATTCTGAATTTCCGATAACTCAGACAGCTGTAACAAATTATCCACTGGAACAAAAAAATAATAGTTTTCAATGGCAAATATTAGCAGATGGTAATCAAATTTATGATGCTGAAATAACATCAGGAGATTATACTCCATTAACTTTAGCAAATGAAATGGAAAAACAGATTGGATTAGTAGAAAGAATAACTATTACAGAAACATATTTTAATGATGGAATAAATTGTCCTATAGAATATAATCAATATAATATTGCAAAAGTTAATATAAATCAAGAACAAAATATAACTACAATATCAATGTATCAACAAGTAACTTTAATAGGAAATAATTCAGTTCAAAAAGCAATAATACTTGATACTACAACTACTTATACTGATGGATATAATCGTATTATTATAAACCAATATAATCATAACTTAGTTGTAGGTACAGAAATAAATATTAAAAATGCAATTGGTACTACTTATATCCCTAATACTGCATTGAATGGCAATTTTATCATAGAAACTGTTATCGATACAAACCATTATACTGTAAAATTACCATTATATAATAATACTTTAAATGGCACTAATACAGGAGGAGGCAATACTATTTTAATAACTTTTCCAATATCATTTAGATTAAGAATGGATTATGCTACAAATATTGGACAATTATTGGGATTTAGGAATGTTGGGCAAACAAATTCAATTACGCCTTTTAGTCAAACCATCAAGAATAACCAACCATATGAAAATGATTTCTTATATAATACAACAGGACAAAGTATAGTAACTGATAATGGAACACTTTTAACTCCACGAATTAATTTAAGTGGCGATAATTATATTTTGATGGTAAATCCATTAATTGATACAAGTATAAATATAGGACCAGTTACAAATGTTCTAGCAAAGATCGGATTATATGGCCCGGTCGGCACCACTGTATTTAATTCTTATACTATGTTAGCTAGAGATTTTGATACTGATATCACATCAATATCTACATTACAATTCCAATTTTATCTACCCGATGGAACATTATATAATTTTAATGGAATGGATCATGCATTTACTCTAGAGATAGTAGAAGATCTAAACGAATTAATTAATAGTTATGAAAACACACGTACCGGACTACAATCCAATGAATAAAAGCAGTGCTGCAAAGCTGCAATTACTTCGTAAAAGCAAAAAAATTGCGAATCCTATAATCCGTCGCATTTTTTCTTATTATTCATTACATTCATAATAAGAAAAAATTGACATATATATTCCATGTAAACTATTAAATTATAAATTCTAATGGAAAATACTATCAACAGTTATGTGTTCGTGTCATTCAATAAATCACATAATAAATATGAATTATTGTCATGTATTATAAATCCCGAAAAATTCATTCATTTTCTTGAAACAAATTACAGAATTCCAATATATTCAATATGGACATTAAATCCATTATTAATTATTCAAAGAGCATTTGATATTCTAGCTAGAGTTCCATACACTGAATCATGTGTTCATGCTAGCAAAGATTACATAATTGATTTAATTAAATATTTAGTTCAGAAATTTGATAATATTTTATACCTAAAATACTACAATAGTGGTATAAGCGTTGATTATGATGATAATTATAATTACTCTAATACAGATTCAATAGATACATATTTAGATTCACCTAAATATGTATCTACTAAAATGACCAATAAAGATTCAATAGATACATATCTAATTGAATCTATGGAAAGAAATAAAAAAAGAGATAGACCAATGGATGATTCTGATGATGAATATATGAAAAAAAGAAATAAATTATATTAATTTTGAGTTAAGTTTTTCAGGAAAGAAACAATGATTTGATTATGTCTATAATTATTAACTAAAAATCTTTGATAATTAATTGCGTGTTTCTTATACATATATGATATCATCTTTTCATATATACTTTTATAGTATGGAGTTATATATTTCTTCATATATTCTATTAATTTTGAATCTTCTTTTATTGGTATAACACTATTATTTATTAATAATGAATATATTTTACTAAATAAATCATTTACACTTGTTATATCATCCATAGAAGTATCATTTTTATTATCCTTTATTGCTAATTGATATTTAACCATTTTAATCGTAAATTCGCCATAATCATTATCATATCCCATTAAATATTTCTCCAATCCATTCGGAATATTTATAATAGAATCACATATATCATTAATATATTTAAGGTATTTTGTTTTATCATCATAAGTATTAGCAGTTATGTTTTCAATGTATTTAAACAATAATTTACGAACTGCATATAATAAACTACTTGTAACAACATTATGAAGTATATCAATTATTATATTTATCGTTTCATATAATTCAATATTGTCCATTTGATTATAAAAATAAGGCAGTGTATCAAATTCAGTAGCAAATTTATAAACAATATTGCAATAATAATCATTAATTATACTAAATGGTGTTAAATATTTATCCTGGTAATCTTTTCTACTTATAACTTTTGCATTATAAGCATTTTTACCACTAATATCATCCGAAAACTGTTTCTTTAAATCATTCAAAAGTTTATCCTGTAATTTCAATAATAAGAAATGAATATTATCTAGATTCATCAATTTAACATCATCATTTATATAAGATTCCCATAATTCATCATACATATAACAATCTTTTGCGAATATTTTATTAGATATCTCTTGCCAAGAACTTAATTTATTGATTGCTTTATTTTGAAATAAATCAACATTAGCCTTTAATCCCTCTACTGTTGAAACTCTAATATTTCTGTTTAATGTAATTAATTCATTGTCTAATTTATCAATATCACTCTCTAATCCCTTTTTGATTCCAATATTTGTTACAATTTTATTAGATAATGAATTCCTATACTCTTTATCATTACCATCTAATGATAGATATATACCCTTCAACTTTGCAATTTCTTCACTAATTTTATCCTTTTCATTTATTAATTTATCCTTCTTATTACGTATCTCTGTATCTTCTTCACGCAATGGATCAGTATATGCACTATATTTTTGTATTTTGTTATAATCAATATTTTTCAATATACCATATCCTTGATAAATTTTTTGACTATCGATAAGTTGATAGTTTTTTAATAATTCAATTACTTTGGTGAAATATATAAATTTATTTGGATCTTTGAGTTGCCTTGAATATCCGAGTATTAAACTATTAAACATTAAAATGAACATTGGTAATATATTTTTTGAATATCGGAGTATATTATTATTGAATGTGACATTGGATTGAATATCTTTTACAAATGTTTTATAATCAACATCACATATTTTTTTAATACTGTCAACTATATTATTATTCCAAAATAAATTATTATGATTTTGATATCCTGTAATAGCATATTCGAATGGAGAAATATTTTGTGTATTCTTAATATTATAAAACTTTGCACCATTCTTCAATAGCATTGAAATAATATCATTGTATTGTATATTTATTGCATAATATATAGGCGAATTTCCATTATTATCCGCAACGTTTACAGGTGATCCATATTCAATTAAATCCTTTATAATATCACTATTATAAATATAACATGATTTCTCTAACATCGATTTACCACTAGAATAATCAACGCTATATACTATATATCTATCTCCCATATTTTTCATTTTCTCCATAATAATTTGATCATATATTAGTAGTTGATTACTGTATTCCTTAGTCATCACGTTCTCTCTATATAAATTAGAAATTGTATCATTCATTTTCCTAAAATCAAGTCCAAAATCTTCCTCTTTTGTAAGAACTGGTGTATTAGAAAATGCTAATAAAGTATTATAATTATAAGGAATTACATTTAAATTAAGAGATTTATTTATTATATTTCTTCCAACAAATGATGCAACTTTATTGGCATGGGCTTTAATTACTTCATCAACTATTTTAGCAATTATACTGAAAGCAATATTAAATTGATCTGATGTCAGTGGATCATTTATTTTCTTGATGAGATCAACTTCTATAACAGAATTTTCATCATATTTTTTTTTGATTAGATTAATTATTTGAGTAATTATAAAATATTTGATAGTATATAAATAATTATTAATTATGGGTTTAATAAATTTACCAGGAGATTCTGTCCATGAAATTGCATAATTAGTATTAAATCCAATATCACTCTTAACAATATCTTTATTTTCTAATATATCCCTGCTAAAAGGTAAACATTCACGGGTTGCACTACATAATAATATTCCACTGGATGATTTAGATATTACGCCATATAAATTATA